CGACCCCGTTCCTCGACAGCCTGCGGCCCTACACGGCGGTGATGTCTGGTGCGCCCACTCGGGCGCTGCACGGTGACACGCCGAACGCAGCAAGCGCCTACGACAGCACGGTGTACTCGTACCTGCAGGGAGAGCGCGAGCTTGAGCGCGTCCCGGAAATGCTGGCAGAGTTCCCGACCATCGGGACCAATGGCCTGTGGACGGGCTTCCAGTTCCCCGCCAGCTTCACCGTGACGAACCCGCGCATCCGCGATAGGAACGACGTGGCGATTGTGGCGGGCCGCTTGACCGTGACGCGTATGGACATATCCTACCGCGAGACCACGGGCATCAAGGCGACCATCGAGACGGAGTACGGCGACAACCAAGTTGCGCTGGACTTCAATGGCCGCGTGCTGGGCGCAAGCAACAACCGGCTCGACGAGCAGCCGCTGAGTACGGGCTCTGTGCCTGTGTTCATCGGACGCGAGGTCCGCGAGTTCGACCTGACCATCGAGGCCAAGGACTGGCTTCCCCTGACTGTGACGGGCCTTGAGTGGACCGGCCAGTTATTCTACAACCCCCGCCGTGTATAAGGAACAAGTATGTGGCATCTAGTAGTAGCGGGCACCCTTGCAGTGATGCAGGGGAACAAGGTCCGCATGCAAGACCGCGCCGGCAACGTGCTCGGCACTGCGCGAGTCCAAGCCGCCAACACGATCCGCGAGGGCAAGAACGAAGAGCGTGCGGCCCAAGGCTCGCTGGCCCGCTTCATGCAAAGCGAGAACAACAAGCGCCGCATGAACGCCGCTGGCGAGGTCTTCAACTCCGCACAGGAGGAGCTTTACCGCACCAACGATTTCAACGTCGATAGCAGCGTAGAGCGACAACTCGCAAGCGCTGAGGTGGCCGGTGCGCTGGCCGCAAACAGCGCCTTCGCGGGCGCTGCTGGCGGTAGCTCTGACGTGCTTGCGCTGACCACCAGCCTCAAGGCTGCGCGTCAGCGGCGGTTGCAGGAAAAGCGCGAGAAGCAGATCACGTACGAGCAGGTCAAGCAGATCACCGGCATCATGCCGCAGGCTGTGGCCTCCCTCGACATGACGAGCTTCAACGACGGCATGGACCGCAGCGAAGACTGGAATCAGTACATCGACAAGAGCACCACGTCGTGGACTGGCGACTTCCTCAAGGGAGCAGCAATGGCCTACGTGAGCGGCGGTGGCGGTAACCCGTCTGTGGCTACAGGCAGCGAGGCTGTCATGGGCGCAAACATGGGGCCGCAGCTTAGCGGCGTGATCGGGCCTACCTCATACGGGGCACTCGACTCGCTGCGCGATTGGGGCATAAACCTTGGGCGGCAGAGCGCAGCAGCGTTCCGCCCCCTTCAACTGTAAGGAGACACCATGTCCGGTTGGAATGGATATTCTGAACAAGGGACCGGCTCGGAGGAGCGCGGCCCCGCGAGCTTTGCGCTGAACATCCCGGGCGTGGTGCAGTCCTCGGCAGGCCCTGCTGGCCAAGCCGTTGCTGTGCAGGGCGGTGTGCGTGGGCAGACCGCTGGCGTCACCGCAACCGTGCGCACGGAGATTCCTGCGTACGAAGACGCGACCAGCGCCCTGCTGATGAAGATGGGCGAGAAGTTCGTTGCCAAGCAGATCAACAAGAGGCGCGACGAGCAGTTCCTCAAGGGCGTACAGCAGGCCGCAAGCGGCAAGGCCCTTGTGGACATCGTCAATGAGCAGCCTTGGTACACCAAAATCTTCGGCGATGTGCCGATGGTGGAGGGCGCACGCTCGTACGAGGTGAGCACCCGCGCCTCTAAGTGGGCAGCGGAGCAGCAACTCAACATGGGCAAACTGCGCGAGGTATCGCCCGACGCGCTGCCGCAGCTTATCATACAGAGCACCGACAAGCTGCTGACGGGCGACGCCGCTGCTGACATGCAGTTCAAAGCCGAGGTGCTCAAGCGCCTGCCGGGGCTGATAGAGCAACAGACCAAAGAGCACTACAAGTGGGGCCAAGAGAAGCTGCGCAAGACAGCAGCAGACAACATCGCGGCCACAGCAACGGAAGCTCAACAGGTACTGTCCAACCCGGACCCTGCTATCAGCAGCCCGGAGACCCGCAAGGCGGTGCAGGACCGCGTGTTCGCCGCCTTTACCCCGCCTGTCGGCATGGACGACGTAGCGGCTGAGCGCATGGTCGTTGACGGTGTGATCGGCGCAGCCGAGGCCGGCAACTGGCACACCGTAGGCATCCTGCGTGAGGCTGGCGTCTTCGAGCGCCTGAGCCCTGAGAAGCGCAACCAACTGCAGAACTACATCCAGCAGCAGGCCAATGAGCACCGCACCCGCAGTGCCGCCGCGCTACCGTACAACATCAAGTCCGCCCTCCTGATGGAGGAAGCGCAGGCTGGGCGTATCAGCGCTGAGCAGTTCCTGCAGCGGGCTGAGACCCTCAACGGCGAGTTCAGCATGGAGACGGGCAACCCCGCTGCGCTGATCTCCAACCTCGAAGCCGCACGCGGCGCGGGCTCGGCAGTGCAGGCGGTGTACAACATGATCGCAGCGCAGCAGCGTGCGGCCAGTAGCAGCAGCCGCAACCCGGAAGCCGAGCGGGCCAACCTCTCGCAGGCAGCACTGCAAGGTACTCTGGGCCTCGTCATGGAGGATCGCGGCGTGAGCACGCAGGACGCCAATGACGCCTTCATCGAGAGCTTCAACGTGCTCAAGACGATGCCCAACGGCAGTGAGCGTCAGGCCCGCATGGTGATCGACAACGCGAAGTTCGGCTACACGAACCCAACGCTCAAGAAGGCGTGGGCCAGCGGCGTGACCAACCTCGGCGAGGAGCCGAGCCCCGCCTTCCTGCAGACCTACCAGAAGTGGTCCGAACTACGCAAGCACCCGGACAGCGCTGCGGCCCGTACGAACTACCTCGGCGCGGAAATGGACGCACGGCTGGAGTCCTACGACATCCTCATGCGCGGTAGCCCCGAGTCGCCGCTGACCAACTACCGCTCTGCCATGCTCGGCCCGAACAAGCCCAAGGCTCTGACCAAGGACGAGAAGGCCATGGTGCGCAAGCTCGTGGGCAGCAGCAGCGGCGGAAGCTGGAACCCCTTTGCCAACCGTGCGCAGTTCGGTCCCGAGCTTAACGCAGCGTCGGCTGAGCTTGTGCAGCGCGAGGTCGAGGGAGTCGTTGAACTGTACGCAGGCCTCGCCCCGCAACTTGGGCTCGAAGAAGTGACCAAACGTGCCATGTCCGTGTCGCAGGCCAATGGTCTCGAAGTGTACGGCGGCTACGCATGGAAGGGAAAGCGAGGACAAGTGCCCCTGACCAAGCTGGCAGACATGCCGTACAACGAACTGGACGCTGCGCTGCCGGCAGTGCTCAAAGAGCGCGGTGCGGACGAGCGCCCAGTGATCTACCGACTTGACGACGTGGGCGGGGTGGCGCAGTTCGAGGTGGTGTACACCAAGGACGGCCTGTTCAAGACCACGACGTTCAGCAGCGAAGACATCAAAGACCAACGACAGAAGTTGCTGGAGCAAAAGAACACCCGCAAAGTCACACGCCGAGACAAGCCTCCGCGCCCTGCGCCTATGACAATTGAGTAAGGAACTACATGAACATCGAACAACTGAGGGGACTTCCCCGACACGAGGCCATTAAGCGGGCCGCTGAATGGGCTGGAGTAGGCCCCGAGGTTATCGACGGTATCTGGAACACCGAGACCAAGCGCGGCACTCACCCGACCCTTATCGGCCCTCCCACCAAGTGGGGCGAGGCCAAGGGCCACTTCCAGCAACTGGACTACATCACCGAGACGTGGTCCCAGCGCTTCGGCAGGAAGCTGGACCCGATGGACTTCTACGACGGGCTGGCGATGACCGCTGCCCAACTCAAGGAGAACATGACGCGCTACGGCGACGTACGCAAGTCGGTGCTGGCGTACCACGGGGGCTCCAACGAGAAACAGTGGGGGCCTCGCACCCGCAGCTACGCGGACAAGGTGCTCGGCTCTGCGCCACAAGAAGCCGCCATGTTCGATCCGATGACAGCATCAGCAGCGTCCATCAAGGCCACGTACGAAACCCGCCCCGCAGCTACGGAAGCTGTCGGTGGCGGGTCACTTCGGGCAGCTTCCGACTTCATTGGTACTCCTACCGCTGGGTATGCTCCTGCTGCTCAAGCGCAGAGAGCAGCTTTCGAGGCTCTCGACAAGCAAGCCGAAGCCGACAAGCAGAAGCTGGCTGACAGCACTACGTTTGGCGATCAGGTAAGCGCCTCGCTGCGCAGCGCACAGACGCCTGCGTTCCGCCTAATTGCCCGCTTGCTGGGCGACGCCCCGGAGCGCGGTGAGCGTGACGAGGCGTGGCTGCAGAACTACGCCCGCAACTGGACGAAGCTAGAGAGCGGCTTCTCGGAGGCTGAGCGTGAGAAGCTGCGCGACACGATCAACGACAAGGACTATCAGCGCACGGTCATGGACATCATGGACGAGCGCGAGAACCAGAAGACCATCGGCGCACGCGGCGCTGGCTGGGCATTCGCTGCCCAGATCACGGGCGGCTTGCTGGACTACCAGAACTACCTCGTCGGCTACGGCGTGATGAAGACGATGGGCGTTGCCGGTATCGGTAGCGCACGTCTGATCTCGCAGGGCCGCGCAGGCGCTGCCGCTGCCTCAGTGGCTGCGGAGAACGTGATCGGTAACGTGGCCTACGAGGCCATGCTCGACGCGCTGGGTGAGTATCGCGGCACCGGAGACTACGCCCTCGCGGCAGTCACGGGCCTGCTGCCCTCGGCAGTGTTCAGCACGCTGGCGTATCGCGGCGCGACGCAGCAGCTTGTCGAGAACGCCAAGGCCAAGGTGCTGACGGACGTGCTGGAGAACGAGACCCGCATTGCCACGCAGGCGATCACCAACCTCGGTGAGGGCGCGACGCCCAAGGCGATCTCGGAGGAGATGCGCCGCATTGAGACGGCGGAGATCGAGGCCCGCGTGCGCGGCGCATTGGCACAGGCGGCTGACGAGGATCGCATCCCCGCGATCAACCTCGACGAGGTGGCGGCTGAGGCTGCACCCACGGAGAGTGCGATGCGTGGCGTGGAAGCCCGCGAGGTGGACCCCAACGAGGTTGACCTCAGCCTGTTCGATGCGCCTTCCAAGGACGCAGGTGAGTACACCAACTACGGGAAGCGCAACTACCTCGGCAGCGTGAACGACTTTGTCGAGTCCTACTGGAACGAGCCCAGCGCAGTGCAAGCGGCACGCGGGCAGACCGTGGGCTTTGCTGAACAGTACGGCGTGACGGTTGACCACAAGGACTTCACTAGCACCAATGGCACGAGACTCGACCCGAGCATCGAAGCTGACCCGGCGTACCGCAAGGTTGCTGAGACCGTTGAGAAGCTGCGCCAGCAGTTGATGCCGGAAGTCAGCATCTACCTGACAGGCAAGACGCCCGCTGCAAATACGCGCGGCCTGCACGTCGGGGTCAACGAGAGGCTCAGCCTGATCGGCCTACAGAAGGGCAGCGACATCGGCCTCACGGCTACGCACGAGTTCGGCCACGCCATCATCGCGCACCGGCTGCTCAAGGCCAGCCCCGAGGTCCGCCAGCGCATGCTGGACGCCTTCGACGCATGGTCGCAGCAGTACAGCAAGCGCGGCCCCGGTGAAGCCCGCGTAGCCAACCTGCAGCGCAGTCCCATCAGCGGACAGATGATCCGGGACAGCCGCGTAAGCGACACGCTGATCGACGGTGACGAGCTTACGACCTCGCTGCGCGGACTGCTGTCCTCCTCTGCCGGTGCGGACTACGCCCGGTACTTCGGCAACTTCGATGAGTTCTCTGCGGAGCAGTTCGTCAAGTTCGTCGAGGACAACGTCATCAATCCGGGCTCGTCCAAGCTGACGGTGCCTCAGCAAGTAATGCTCGCCATCAAGGACATGATTAAGATGTTCTTGGCGCTGTTCAAGGAGGCGAAGGACGACGGGCTGCTGGCCCCGAGCACTGCCTTCAAGGACTTCTTCGACGAGATTCTCGAAACCGTGCCTGGTAACGTGGCACCCGGTGTCGGCAAGGCCGATGGCGTCATGCCTACCGAGAGCGCGATGGCGATGCCTGCTGGCGGCTTCAAGGGTCCGCAGATGACCTCGCCCGCAGCGCCGCGCATTGCGGCTGCTGACTGGCAGCTTGCCACGAAGTACGGCCTCGACAAGATGCCGCAGACCACGCCGATGGAGAAGGCCGAGTTCAAGGCTGTGCTGGACATCTACCGCAAGGCGGAGGTCTGGGCGGCGAACAACCCGGTGGACGAGGGTCGCCTGAACACCCTGCTGAACAACAGCGCGTTCCAGAGCCTGACCAGCACGAGCATGCAGCTTGCCATGAGCCAGAACCCTGTGGCGCGTATGGTGGCGGGCACGCTGCTGGAGAACACCACGGGTGCTGTGGGCCGGCGCAGCACTGCTGCCCTGTCCAAGTTCATGCACGAGCAGACGTTCATCGGCAACTCGATCAACGAGTTCGAGAGCGCGTTCTCGTCGTGGGCCAAGGCCAACGGACACAGCAGCGTCAAGGCCAAGGTGGACAACCTCGTTGGCGGCGACCTGTACCCAGCCTTCAACAAGCTGGTGGCTGAGGAGATCGAGGCGCGGCGCGGGACGGGCGGCAAAACCAACGCGCACCCCGCTGTGCAGCGTGCCGCTGACGCCATCGAGGCGAGCTACGAACGCATGCGCGTGGCACAGGTGCAGACCAAGACGGTCGGCTTCGCCCGCCTGCCGGAAAGCTCCCGTGGCTACATGACGCACGTCATTAGCAAGGAACGCTTGATGACCATGACGGACAGCGAACAGCGTGCGTTCATCAACCTTCTGACCGAGCAGTTCCAGCAGTACGAGGGCTTCGACCTCGCGTTCAGTCAGGAGCTTGCCCGCAAGTACCTCGACCATGCCCGCGTCAACGCGCTGGGCGGGCACGAGATTCCCGCGAACATCCACAACCCGCAGTCAGCCGACATGGTGCGCGGTGCGCTGGAAGCGATGGGCATGAACCGCGAACAGGTCAACCTGATGATGACCAAGTACAGCGCGGGTGGTCCGAGCCACACGAAAAAGCGCCTCGACCTCAACCTGAACCAGCCGTATCCGGATGGTATGGGCGGCGAGGTGCGTCTGCTGGACTTGTTCGAGACGGACCAACTGCAGATTCTGCGCAACTACTCGCGCCGCGTGAGCGGTGAGGTAGCGCTTGCACAGCACGGCGTCATGGGCTCACAAGGCTTGGCACTGCTGCGTCGGGCGCTAATGTTCGGGGACCACGGTCCTCGCGTTGAGCAGCCACGCGTGATGGAAGCGTTCGACCAAGTCGGCGCTGAGTTCCTCGGACGCCCGTTTGGCGACAACAACAACAAGTGGCTCGACAGGGCCATGACTGCCAACGCCGCTGCGCGTCTGGGCGGGATGGTGTTCAATCAGGTGGGTGAGGCGATCAACATGTTCGTACACCTCGGCGTCGGCCATGCCTTCTCTGGCATTGCCAGCATGCCGCGCTTGCGCGGTGAGCTTATCGCTGCGGCCAAGGGTCAGCCTGTGAAGAACGGAATCCTGTCCTCGCTGGAGCAGTGGGGCGGTACGGGCGAGTTCGGTAGCGAAGGCTACAAGCTCGTCATGCCGTTCGACGAGCCCAACAGCGCGTACCGCAGCTATGGTGCCGACACCGTGACCACGCTGGATCGCGTGCTGCGCTCTGCAAGCCACGCCCAAGGCGTGCTCAGCGGCTGGCGCATGGTGCATGCGGCGCAGACCCGCGCTGCTGCAGAACAGATCGTGCTCAAGTCCGTGCGCTACGTGCGTGATGGTATCGAGGACGCCGCGCTGCGCGACATGGGCATCACGCCGCAGATGGCTGCGCGGATCAAGAAGGAACTGCCCAACGTGGCAACCTTCGACGCTGCTGGTCGTGTGCAAACGCTGGACTTCACCAAGGCGCAAGACCAAGAGCTTGCCCGCGATTGGGCGCAAGTCGTACTGCGCGGCTCCCGCCAGATCATTCAAGGCACCTTCATCGGCGAGACCGGGAAGTGGGCACACGATGGCTGGCTCAAGCTGCTGACGCAGTTCCGCACCTTCTCGCTGACCTCAATGGAGAAGCAGTGGGCGCGGGGCCGCGAGAACGCAGGCGGCGGGTTCAAGGGCACGTTCGCCATGCTGGGCATCATGACCGGCGCGATGGCGGCGGCGTTCCCGATCTACTACGCACGGGTGATGGTGGCGGCACAGGGCCGGCCTGACCGTGAGGAGTACATCCGGGAGCGGCTGGAGCCCGGTGCGGTGGCACGCGCTACGCTGAACTACATCCCGATGTCCGGCCTGCTGGGTGACTTCCTCGACGCGTCAAGCGCTGTTGGTGGGGGCATCTACGAGGGCATCACGGACGAGAAGCTCCCGACGTGGGCGCAGCCCAGCGGTGGCCGCGCAGGCAGCGGGCAGGACTTCGTGGGCGGTGTGGTAGCGCCCTCTGTGTCCTACGTGGACGACGCCTACAAGGCGCTGCAAGACCTCGACAATCCGCACAAGGCTGTGCAGATGTTGCCGGGGAGTCGCATCTGGTGGTTGCAACCTGCAATCAACGGACTGCGGCCCGAGTGAGTGGAGGGGCTTCGGCCCCTCTCATTCGGTACATATTTAGACAACGAAATTCTTAGGAGTACCTATGGCCGAGACGCTTTTGGCGACCAATCGCTTCCCCGGCGATGGAGTCACCACACAATTCCTTATCACGTTCGCAGGGGGCTTCATCGAGCGAAGCCATGTGCGGGCGTTCATCGAAGACAACGCAACGCGTGCGCGTCTCTCCGAGATCACGATCACTCCCGGTATGTGGATCGACGACGCGAACATCGACCTCGGCGTAGCCGCAGCGATCGGACAGAACGTGCTGATCCTACGCGATACCCCCAAGGACGGCCCGCTGGTGGACTTCACCAACCGTAGCCGCATTACCGAGGCCAACCTCGACAAGATTGCAAAGCAGGCCGTATTCAGCGCGGCTGAGTCCAGTGACGCGACTAGCGCTGCTGAGGTGCAGAACATATACATAGCCGCTGGCACTGCTACGGCGGCAGCAGACACGGCAGTAGCATCTGCGACTGCTGCTGGTATCTCCGCAGATGAGGCAGCCGCCTCGGCGGCTTTGATTAATACGGCCAACTTTGCGACGGTGGCGCAGGGCCTACTTGCCGAGAGTGCACTGCAGCCAGGAGAAGCCGCTTCTCCTGCTCAAGGGGCCCTTGCTAACTCTGCTCTACAGCCGGGCGCTATCGGCACGAGCGTACAAGCATTTGATGCCAATACCGCCAAGACAAACCTAACGCAAAACTACTCCAAGGCACAAAGTGGCAGCATCGTGGCTCTCACAGACGGCGCTTCTATCAGCCTCGATCTGGCACTTAGCAATAACTTTAGCGTAACCCTTGCGGGTAGCCGCACGTTGGCTAATCCGACCAACGTCACGCCGGGCCAAAGCGGCATCATTATTGTCAACCAAGACGCAACAGGTAGTCGCACTCTTTCGTACGGCAGTAACTACAAATTTGGCGGTGGTATTGCACCAGTCCTATCTCCTACGGCCAACGCCCAAGATGCACTCACGTACTTCGTTATTTCCAGTACGCGCATCTGGGTGTCTCTTGTAAGAGGTATTGCATGATTGTTCCAGGCACCCTAACAGCTATGGCGTTGGCCGTAACAACGCTACGTGTAGAGTACCTTGTCATTGCAGGCGGCGGTTCTGGTGCCTCCAACAACACAAGTGGCGCTAGTTCTGGTGGTGGCGGCGCTGGTGGCTACCGAAACTCTGTTAGTGGGGAACTCTCTGGTGGTAACTCCACAGCAGAGACACCTCTATACCTGACATTTGGTGTACCTTACAACGTGCGCGTGGGCCTTGGTGGCACCGCTCCTGGCGCAAATACACAGACTAGTGGAAGCGACGGACAGTCCTCTACTCTTGCCACAATAACTTCTATAGGCGGCGGGGGCGGTGGTGCGGGTAGTGGTCGAAGTGGTGGATCAGGTGGTGGCGGTGCTACTGGTGGCGCTTCTGGCGGCTCTGCTATAACTGGCCAGGGCTTTGCAGGTGGCTCCGGCGAACCTGGAGGTAACCTCAAATCCGGTGGCGGTGGTGGTGCGGGCGGTGCGGGTGAATCCGGCTCAGGCAACGCCACGGGGGGGCCTGGTCTCTATAGCAGCATTACGGGTACATCAGTACCGCGTGGTGGTGGTGGGGGCGGGGGTCGCTTCAACGGAGGTCTTGGTACTGGTGGTGTAGGGGGTGGCGGTAATGACTCAACTTCTGGGGCAGGTGCTAATGGCACGGCAAACACTGGCGGCGGGGGCGGTGGTGCACGTCTTGGAGAGCAGCCCGGCAGTGGTGGTTCTGGTGTTGTCATAGTTCGCGTACCAAGTTGGGTAAAGGTCAGCTTTAGTGCTGGCTGCACCGTCAGCACAACGGCTGTCGGTGGCTTGACCGCCTACCGCGTAACCGCGACCGCGACATCAGGCGAAACTGTTACCTTTAACATTTAAAAGCATGAACAAGCAAACCCTCTCTGAGTTGGCTCCTGCCGCTCCACCTACAGCCGTCACCGGCCTGCAGGTCCTGGGCATCCCTCTATCGGAGGTGGTGCTTCTTCTCAACGCCTTGTATATCATCCTCGGTATCGCATGGCTGATCTACAAAGCATGGAGGTCTCACGACAATGGCCGCTTCCGAAACCCTCCTGAATGATCTGCACAACATGGTCGCCAAGACGCTTGCACACAAGATGCAAGTGCGCGAGGTGACCAAGATCGTGCGGGTTGACGGTGAGCAAACTGCCGTCAAGGAGACGGTCGAGCCCACCGCAGCCGAGATTGCTGCGGCGATCAGTTTCCTCAAGAACAACAACATCACGGCAGTGCCAGAAGAAGACTCGGCCCTCGCTGAACTGCAGAGGCAGGTCGCCGCCGCACGGGCCAAGCGCAAGCCGGCCCTCCCTGATCCGCACGCAAGCATGCCCGAGGGTATGCACTGATGGCAAAAGAGTCAAGTCACGCCGCCCTAATACGGTGGCAGAAACTCAAGCTCGTGCAGGAGCACTACGCTGACTTCATCCCGTTCCTTGAGGACGTGATGGAGCTTCTCGGCTTCTCCACGACTGAAATTCAGCGAGACATCGCACGCTTCATCGCGCACGGCCCGCACTACCTCATGGTGCAGGCGCAGCGCGGTCAGGCAAAGACTACCATCAGTGCTGCCTACGCGGTATGGTGCCTGATCCACGATCCTCGGCACCGCGTGCTGATCGTATCGGCTGGCGGCTCACAGGCTTCTGAGATTTCCACGCTGATCGTGCGCGTCATCATGACGATGCCGCTGCTGGAGTGCATGCGCCCGGACACAACCAACGGCGACCGCAGTTCCGTCGAGCACTTCGACCTGCACTACTCCCTCAAGGGCGTGGATAAGTCTCCGAGCGTGGCCTGTGTGGGCATCACGTCCAACTTGCAGGGCAAGCGTGCGGACTTGCTGATCGCTGACGACATTGAGTCCTCCAAGAACTCGATGACTGCCATCATGCGTGCGCAACTCGCGCACCTGACGCTCGACTTCACGTCGATCTGCTCTACTGGCCGCATCCTGTGGCTCGGCACCCCGCAGAGTATGGAGTCCATCTACAACGCCCTCCCCGGGCGTGGTGTGACTGTCCGTATCTGGCCCGGGCGCTACCCCACACCCAAGGAAATCGGCAACTACGGTGAGCACTTGGCTCCGCTGATCCTCCGCAAGCTGCAGGAGAACCCCGGACTCGCGTTCGGCGGTGGCCTCGCAGGCGATGTCGGCCAACCTCTGGACCCGCAACTGCTCAATGAGCAGAAGCTACAGGCCAAGGTGCTGGATCAGGGCATCAGCTACTTCCAGTTGCAGCACATGCTGAACACCCGGCTGGCGGACGCGCTGCGCTTTCCGCTCAAGCCGGATCAACTGGTCGTGATGCGCGTGCAGGACCGCATGCCGATGGTCGTGGTGCGCGGATTCTCTGGCGCACAGCAGCGCGACTGTCACGTTGCTGGCTTCGCCTTCAAGCTGACCATCCCGCACGAGGTCTCGCCCGAGACTGCGCCCTTGCAGGGCGTCGTCGCCTACATCGACCCCGCTGGTGGTGGCGTGAACGCCGACGAAACCGCGTATGCAGTGACCGGATTCCTCAACGGCAACGTCTATCTGCTGGATGTGGGTGGCGTGCCCGGGGGCTACAGCCTCAACACGCTGGAAAACCTCGCTGAGCGTCTCGCTCGGTGGAAGCCCAGCCGCGTCATCATCGAGAAGAACATGGGCTACGGTGCATTCCGTGAGGTGTTCATCCCGATACTCGCGCAACAGCACAAGTGCCACGTCGATGACGACATGGTGCATGGTCAGAAGGAACTTCGTATTATCAACACCCTTGAGCCCATCATGGGCCGAGGTGCGCTGATCGTAAACGAGAGCCTTGTCGAGCGCGATGAGGAAGACTGCAGCCGCTACTCCGCCAAGGACAAGCGCAGCTACAGCTTCTTCTACCAGCTTGCCAAGATCAGCCGCGACCGCAACTCCCTGTTGCACGATGACCGCCTCGACGCTGTCGAGGGCGCTGTCCGCTACTGGCAGCAGTTCATCGCGCAGGATCAGGCTGAGGCTGTCAAGCGCCAGCGCGACGCGGAGTACCAGAAGTTCATCAAAGACCCGCTCAACCACAACAGGTACAACCCACCTACCGCCCGTAAGGGCATACTCGCCCGCTTCAAGCGGTAAAGGAAACACATGCGACTCGACGCTCTCCCCTCCCCCGGCTTTATCCCGAGCGGCCCTGCCCTGCAAGCCGCTGCCGTGAAAGCCATCAGCTACGTGGAAGTCATGGCCGACCTCAAGGGTGGCCGCACTGAACAGGCCCGCACGCTGGATACCTTCCTCGTGGCCTGCCGCACCAGCATCAGCACGTTCATTGACTCGGTCGTTCCGACCTTCGCCTCTGGCCTGCTGGACCGCAGCGACAACCCGCGCCGTATCACCCTGACGTTCAGCGAACCGCTGCAACCGGATGTGGTGCCTGCCGTGTCGGCCTTCGTTGCCACGCTCGGCGGCGCGGCTCTGACTGAGACCGCTGTCACGATTGTTGGCAACCGCGTGCACATCGACCTCGCTGCCGACGTGGCCGCTGGCACCCTGCAGATCGCCTACACCCAGCCTGGTACGAACGGCCTGCGTGACCTTTCCGGCAACCTCGTGGCAAGCATCACCGCTACCACGATCACCAACCAAGCCTAATGAATAAGCTCCGCGCCTTCGCAGCCGCCACGGCGGTGAGCGTAGCGGGGCTCTCAGCCATTGTCCTCCATGAGGGCAAAGTCAATTCCGCGTACCCTGATCCCGCCCACGGCTGGGCTGTGCCTACCATTTGCATCGGACACACAGCAACAGCCAAGCGGGGTCAGTGGCTCTCGGATGACGAGTGCTTGGACCTGCTAAAGCAGGACGCAGCCGAAGCCGCAGGTCATGTGCTGCGCCTGTCCAAGGTGCCCCTCTCGCAAGGCGAGTTGGACGCCTACACCAGCTTCGTGTTCAACGTCGGTGCCGGTGCCTTCGCCCGCTCGACGCTGCTCAAAGAACTCAATGCCGGCAACCGCGTGGCTGCTTGCAACCAGCTTACCCGCTGGACGTACGCCGGAGGCCAGCAGCTTCCGGGCCTTGTAACCCGCCGCAAAGAGGAGCGTGCCCTATGTCTGCGCAATATTCAGTCTCCGAGGAACGCCACGGCGACGAGCTAGACGGGCTGCAGGCGCTCTGCTTGTCCGCGGATGACCCCGTGGCCCCAGCCCCCGGCCAACGCTGCTGGGTGGCCCGGGAAGACGGCTTGGCGGCGGTGGCCTTCATCATCATGCGCCCCGCCTACCCGGGCTGCTGGTATCTCGTGCGTGCCGGCACCAGCCCACAGCACATCAACCGCGGCTTATATAAGCGCCTGCTTAGGTGCGCCTTCGCCGCTGCCCGTCGTGCCCAGATCACCGAAGTGGTGACTGACACCGCAGCATGGAACCTCGCCTCGGCCAACGGTCTGATCGGTGCTGGCTTCAAGCTGTACTCTCCCCGCCACAAGTGGGGCTGGGAAGACGGCCTGTACTGGAGGAAGACCCTATGACCCGCTACTTCATTGCCGCCCTGCTGGCGCTGTGCTTCGTGCTGGGCGGCTACGCCTACTGGACCGAGGGGCGTTTAGACGATGCCCGTAAACGCGCCGAGGAGGCCGAATTCGCTAATCGAGAATTGCGAACGGCGTTTAACGAACAAGCCGAGGCCAAGAAGCGCTCCGACGCCGCCCTGTCCAAACGCCTACGCGCTGCCCAAGCCGAGGCCCAGAAACGAAAGGAGGAGCACGATGCTCTCAAAGCCGTCCTTGATGCGGCACGCGATTGGAGCAATGCTCCTGTGCCTGCTGGTGTTGCTGACTGGCTGCGCGACGCCCCAGCCCCGGGTGGAGTACGTCCGTGAGTACCCGCCTGCGGAACTCCTACGCGATTGCCCTGCTGTGCCTTATAACGGTGACGGCAGCAACGGATCGGTGGTCCAGCATATTGCTGATCTCCGCCATGCTCTGCGCGAATGCGCTGCTGACAAGACTGCCCTGAGAGACTGGGCCCGAGACCCTAAATGAAATTTACCGTTATCTCCGACAGTGCAGGCACCTTACGCCTAATCCCCAGCGGGGCCTACGAGCTATCACACGGGGAGTTCGTTGGCGCCCAAAACGGCCAGCGGCGCGACCTACTGGCGCATCCTGACCGCATCTTCCTGTATGACGGGGACTTCTACGCATCCAATGGTACTCGCCTAGTCGCTCTGCAGGGGCAGGGGCAATACGCCTTGGGCGCTGGCAACCTAAGCCCCGTCTACTTGGTGAACGCAACTCGCAGCCTCGTTGACGCCGCAGGTAACGTCGTTGGCTCGGTGGGGGGTGGTGATGCCCTTCCTGAATACTCAACCTTCGCCGATCTGCCAGCAGGTGCCGCTGGTGACCGCGCCCTAGTGCTTACTGCTACTGGTGTGCCCTTCATCAACAGGAAGGAAGCGGGCCTCTATCGCAAAGGGGCCTCCTCGTGGGACTACGTCGGCGCTGTGCCTGACGGCTACTTCACCGACAACGTGCTGCGGTTCTTTGACAATGCCGACCCGACCAAGCAGGTCGCGCTGGAACTCGGAGGCATCACCAGTGGGACTACGCGCACTGTGACCCTGCCGGACAAAAGCGGCACCCTCGCTATGCTTGATGACGTGGCCCCCGGCCCTCAGGGGCCTGTTGGTCCCCAAGGGCCTACGGGTGCAACAGGTGCTGCAGGGCCAGAAGGCCCACAAGGCATTCAGGGTCTGCAGGGCATCCAAGGCCCAGCCGGCCCCACGGGCGACGCCGGCCCACAGGGGATACAGGGTATCCAAGGACCGGCAGGCCCCACCGGGGATACTGGTCCGCAAGGCGTGCAAGGCGTGCAAGGACCCGCTGGTCCTGCCAATACCCTGTCCATAGGGACAGTTGGCACCGGAACCGCCGCAGCTACCATCACCGGCACGGCACCTGCCCAAGTCCTGAACCTCACCCTACCCCAGGGTCCGGCTGGCGCGGACAGCACCGTTCCCGGCCCGACTGGGCCGGCCAACAGCCTAGCCATTGGCACAGTGACCACAGGCGCGGCTGGTAGCTCCGCTGCTGCCTCAATCACTGGAACTGCGCCTAGTCAGACGCTGAACCTTACCATCCCAAGAGGAGACCAAGGGATACAGGGTATCCAAGGCATCCAAGGCCCGGCAGGGGCTGGTGGCTATACGTCGGTGCTGATCCCCTCGAACGTCGTCTATAACAGTGCCACGATTACAACTGCGGCCAACATCGAGGCCAATACCAATAGCTCCGACGTGTGGACGATCTCGGTGCCTGCTGGGCACACGCTGATCGTTCGGGCCATCTTGGCGCTAACTACTGCGGCAGCGACCACTGGTGTGGCCCTTGGCGTTAACGCCACGGCTGGTACTGGTACGGTGGACCTCAAGCTTACGTCCAAGGTGTCCGTTCCGGTTACCAACGCGGCGGCTGCAACAGAGGTTGCCCGAAGCCGTAGGGTCAGCACCACGACTGCCTCAGCCAATATCGGCAACGCTATCCTTAACACGGCCAGCACGACCGACCAAGGTGCCGATCTGATCGCTGTGCTCGTGAATCGTGGGACTGATGCCGCGACGTTCCGCATCAAGGTTGGCTCGGAGGTAGCCTCATCAGCCGTAACGGTGCTTGCTGACAGCCTCATCGAGTAC